ATATCCCTAGCTATTTGAAGGAGAGAGGACAATGATTCCAAGATATAGAGCGTGGAATAAGAACACGAAGGAAATGTACGAAACTGATGACATTGTGTCTATCGATATTGAAAAAAAGCAAATTTACGTCAAAACACTCTTTTTTGACCAATTAAATCACTATGATTTCGATGATGTCGTTCTCATGCAATCCACAGGCTTCAGAGACAAAAATGGCAAAGAAATCTTTGAAGGGGATGTAGTCAAAATGGCTAAGAATATCTATTCTGAGCCAACTTATTACGAAGTTGTAAGACATCGAGGCGGAGCATATCGCCTTGAATCTAAGCAATACGGATGTGAATTGTGGCTACGACATACCGACTGCGAAATTGCAGGAAACATATACACAGACCCAGAGCTGGCAGAGGTAAGCTCATGAGCAAAACCTACAAATATTCCGGACTGACACCAGAATTATATCAACGGTTAGTCAGCGAACATGCAGCACTTAGGAAAGCACACAAAAAAGGCTCTTATAAGCAGTTTTTCCAAGATGTGAAACAATGCAGTGAGTTACAAGCACGCATCATTTATCAAGCGTTTAATAGCGCAGTCGTTGAACGTGCGAGGATATCGCCCCAAACTGTCGACAGGCTAGAAGGCATCATTTCTGATGAATTATTCGACGACCTTCAAGACTATCTGTCTACTAATTACACAAGAGGTAAAACCACGCGCCAATTTTTGGATAAAACAAACGCAGGGCTACCAGAAGAACTGTTTAAGCGATTCCGGGAGGAAGTGGAAGGACTACGCAAGGAACACCCTAACGACCTAAACAAGTACATCAGAGACATTAAAGGTTGCGATAAGAAGCAAGCTAACAAAACCCAAAACGCCATCAATTGTTGCTATGCGGAGAAAGCTGCCTTAACACCTTTGAAAACTATTCAAATGGAAGGGCTACTTTCCAGAGAGTTATTCAGCAAGATTGCTAGTTATGTTTTTAATAACTACGACTGGCCCGATAGGCTGGATGACGATGCTGACCGCATTATGCTTGAATACCGAACTAAAGGCAAGACAGGCATGGATAAAATTGCTGTAAGAAAAGCCTTATATAAAGCCTATATGCTAGGCGTGTAGCTAGAACGGTCTATGAGGGTTCGACTCCCTCACTAGCTATTACCAGTCAATATATACGGAAAAGAGGAGCCTTTTGATTTCTTTTCATTCAAATCGGCAGAAGCGTGACTGGTCGTGGATGCTACCCAAATCCAGTAAATAAACAATTAGAAAAGAGGAATCCCCCTTAATAGCTTTTACCCACCAAATCTAAAGCGTCTATACTGGTGGCGTGATTATTCAAGGCTTATGCCTGCAATAGATATAGGTCAGAAATCTCCATAATTCTTTGTATTATTTCAAAAAGGAGGAAAACCTCCAAAATGATTTCTGTATCGTAGGCTGGAATGGTTGTATAAGAGGTTCGATTCCTCTTGCCAGTCATTGTCTGTCATCACTAAAAAAAGAAAAATAGATTTTTAGTGGCTTGAACACTTTTCAACATCGAGCAAGCTGACAGACCTTGCTCAACAAAACCCAGCAAATTTAAGAAAAAAGGATGTGAAACACCCTCTCTCTTATCGATATTGCATTACTAATCAAAAGCCAAAGATCTTGCTGGTGTCGATGGCTAGAAGGAGGTGATAAAAGGCTCAAGAGACAACCCAAAACAAATACATTAATCTTTCTCTTATAAAACTTCTTAATGTTTTTTGGGCCAAACAAAAAAGACCGATACGATGGCCGGCACTCTTTGAACACGATACAACTATTATATCACACAAGAGGGGTGTCATGGCAAGTATCAATCTATTTGCGGAAGTAGATAAAACCGCAACTAAAAAGAAAGCTATAAAGGTGCTAAGAAGGTATCGCATGCTAACACGGATAGCGGGCTTGGAATACGCCCCTAAAGTGACAGCGTCATTCTCGTTAGAACCCAAATCATTCGACGGCATGGTTCACAGCCAAACCGAAAGCATGGTAACACGCAAGGTGGCCGCTGAGCAAGACTTACAAGCTATTGTTAGAGCTATCAACGCATTATCAGATAGGCATTACAGCCAAATTTTGATAGAGTGTTATTGCAGGAATAGAAAGCAGTACAACATTGAAGTCTATATGGATCTTGGATATTCTGAAAGCGAGTATTATCGAATGAGAGAGCAGGCAATTTTGGAGTTTGCGGAGAATTACCGCAACGGCGAATGTCTTGTATTTCTGGGAGATTAAGCCACAGAAAACACTTGATAAATGTTAGAATCTGAACGTTTATTAGCGATATAATATTAGTATTGATAATTATAGCATCGTACCTTGAAAGAGGGTGATTGCTTTGAAATAACATGAACAAAAAGAGACTTATAAATCGCTTTGATTACAAAGTGGGGCTTAATAACTATTAAGTCTCTTTTTTTATTGTGAGGAAAACATGCAGATCTATGACAAACCGTGAAGAAGATGAAGAAAACCTGAAAGAAATGACTAAAGGGGAGCTTATTTCTTATATCAAGACGATGCAAGAAAACAGCCCCACTAGTATATTCTACGAAGACAAACCAGTTAGGAGTGATATCCACCCAACCATGAAACCATTGAAATTGATTGCTAGATGTGTCCTTAATTCTAGTAAAAAAGGCGAGCGCGTGCTGGATAGTTTCAACGGCGGGGGTTCCACTTTGATGGTTTGTGAGAAGACGGAACGTATTTATTACGGGATGGAACTTGACCCGGTATATGTCGAGCGCACAATTAAACGATGGGAAGAAGAAACTGGACTGAAAGCTGAAAAAATAAACTAAACGATAGGAAGTGAGGCGATGGCGAATGAACAAAACTTGAAACCAATTACTGAGAGAAGTAAGAAGGAACAACGAGAAATACAACGCCGAGGTGGTATAGCGTCTGGAAAAGCTAGACGAAAAAAAGCCGACTTAAAAAAAGCATTCAATACCATTTTAAAAGCCGACGTAGCGAACGAAAACATATCAAAGCAACTTGAAGCGCTCGGTTTCGAAGCTACGAATGAAATGGCGTTAGCTATGGTAATGATGCAAAAAGCCATGAAAGGTAACGTCAAGGCTTTTGAACAAATCGCTAGACTGGTCGCTATCGATACCAAGGACAGCTTGGATCGCAAAGAACAACGTGAGCGCATTGTTTCGATTCAACTAGGGAACGAAAAACTCAAAGCTCAAATCGGTAAAGAGGAAGGGCAAGATGAGAAAATCGCTGGTTTCCTCGATATTGTCAAAGGGGCGGTAAACGATGGACTTGACTAAGCTCTATACCAAACGACAACTAGATGTGTTGAGCTATATCTGGAATCATGATTGGTTTATATGTGGACTCCACGGCGCTAAACGTGCAGGTAAGACAGTGGTTAATAATGACACATTTGTGACTGAATTAAGCCGTGTTAGAAAGATTGCTGATCGTTTAGGCGTGGATGAGCCTATTTATATCTTAGCGGGCACATCGTCAACATCGATACAGAATAACGTGTTGCAAGAGCTTTATAACAAGTACGGCTTTGAGCCTAAGTATGACAAGCATGGATCTTTCGTATTTTGTGGTGTCAAGGTTGTCCAAGTGTACACCGGCTCTATATCTGGGCTTAAACGTGCCCGTGGTTTTACGGCATTCGGGGCTTACGTTAACGAGGCATCACTAGCTAACGAGGTTGTGTTTAAAGAAATCATCTCACGTTGTTCGGGCGAGGGTGCCCGTGTTGTGTGGGATAGCAACCCAGACAATCCTAATCATTGGCTGAATCGAGACTACATTGGTAAAAACGATGGCAAGATTATAGATTTCAGCTTCAAGCTTGACGATAACACCTTTCTGTCAAAGCGCTACATTGACTCTATCAAGGCAGCAACGCCCAAAGGGAAATTCTACGACCGGGATATTTTAGGCAAGTGGACTGTTGCTGAAGGCGCTATCTATGCTGATTATGACACTAAGATTCATGTAGTTGATGAACTGCCAGATATGAGGCGCTACTTCGGTGGGATTGACTGGGGGTATACTCACTATGGATCTATTGTGATTGTCGGCGAAGGAGTGGATAACAACTACTACCTTGTCAATGGCGTGGCGGCGCAATTCAAAGAGATAGATTGGTGGGTGGAGCAAGCTAGGAAACTAACTGACATCTACGGCAATATCCCGTTCTATGCCGATAGTGCCCGTCCAGAGCACGTAGCACGATTTGACAATGAGGGTTTTGATATCAGTAATGCTAATAAGTCAGTGATTGCTGGCATCGAACTTATCGCTAAGCTGTTCAAAGAACAAAGATTATACGTTAAGCGAGGCTTTGTACCTCGTTTTTTTGATGAGATATTCCAGTATCGGTGGAAAGAGGGCAGCACAAAAGACGAGCCGTTAAAAGAGTTTGATGATGTGCTGGATAGTGTGAGATATGCTCTCTATTCAGACTATGTTGTTAACAGCACAGAGCGAGCAAGTTATGATGATTTGATAGATATGTTTAGTTAAGGAGGAAGAATGGAACAGACAGTATTTGTCGACAGTACCGGGCAATCGCATGTTTTGAATCTGCGATTTCATCGAGAATCACGCACAAAGTACCGTGCTAAAAGTGTTGATGACTTAAAGAAAGATAACTGGGCATTGCTCAAGAATTTCATTAACCATCACAAATTGCGTCAACGTCCAAGAGTTCAGGAGTTGTTTGATTATGCCAGAGGGGATAATCACAGCGTTCTCGAAGCTGGGAGGCGCAAGGATAAAGAGATGTCCGACAAACGTGCCGTCCACAACTATGGACGCATGATTAGTAAATTTAAGACGGGATATCTAGCTGGTAATCCTATTCGGGTTGAATATGATGATAGTGTCAGCGGTTCGCAAAACGACGAAGCTATTAAGGGAATTGGACGAAACAATGACATTGATACGCTGAACCGTAATCTTATCCGAGATTTGTCACAAGTTGGGCGTGCTTACGAACTGATTTATCGAAGTGAGGACGACCAGACACGAATTAAGCAGTTAAGCCCTCTTAATACGTTTATCATTTATGACAATTCGCTTGAAGACAATTCATTAGTAGCAGTTAGATACTACAGTGCTGATTTATTCTCTGACGCACATCAAACCGTTGAAGTATACACTTCAACAAATATTCACGTCTTGGACTACTCGGAAGATCTAAAAGAGGTTTCTGTCACTGCTCACGCATTTGGCACTGTACCGATTACGGAATATTTGAACAACACCGACGGAATTGGCGATTATGAAACTGAACTTTATTTAATCGATTTATATGATTCGGCTGAATCTGATACTGCCAATCATATGTCCGATATGGCTGACGCAATCCTTGCTATCTATGGCGATATGCGATTGCCTGCAAACATGAAGCCTGAAGACATGAAAGCTAAACGCTTAATGCAATTGGTTCCACCGAAGGCTGCGGATGGTAAGGAAAGGACGGTTAAGGCTGAATATCTAACCAAGTCTTATGACGTGTCTGGCGTTGAAGCGTACAAGACTAGGCTGGATAAAGATATCCACACTTTCACTAACACTCCCGACATGGCTGATGAGAACTTTTCAGGCAACACGTCCGGCGAGGCAATGAAGTACAAACTGTTCGGGCTTGACCAAGACCGCATTGAGACTCAATCGCAATTTACAAAGGGTTTGAAGCGTCGATATCGTTTGGCTAGCCGTGTGGGTGAGTTGGTCAAAGAATTCAAAGCGTTTGACGAAAATTTCTTGAGAATAACATTCACGCCAAACTTGCCGAAATCACTATCCGAGCAAGTATCTATTTTGACTGGCCTTGGTGGTCAAGTGTCACAAGAAACTGCTCTAAGTTTATCTGGTTTGGTCGAGAGCCCAGCCGAGGAACTCGACAGAGTGGATAAAGAGGTGTCTAAAATCGATTTTAAGGGGTATTCTAGCGAGTTTAGCGGGCAAGTGGGTAAATATACCGATGACGAAGAAGAAGGAACGCATACGAGCGATTCTGTGAGGTCTGATGAATGACATACTGGTCAGAACGTGCTCAGAAAGAACGAGAAGCGAGCAATAAAAAGGGTGAAGCTGAGTTTAAGAAAGAACTTGAAGCACTATATAATTTGCAACTTTCACAGTTGCGCAAAGAACTAGATGCTTATATCCAAAATTTCGCTGACAAAAACGGATTAACCGCTAGTGATGCGAAACGAAGAGCAGATAGTTTTGATATCAAGGCTTTTGAAGCTAAAGCCAAACAGTATGTAGCTGACAAAGATTTTAGCCCAAAGGCAAACAAGGAGCTTCGAGACTACAACTTCTCTATGTCTGTTGGTCGTCAAGAGCTTCTTATCCAAGAGTTAGAAGTTGAGCTATTGGCTTTGTCCGAAGGCGAACGTCAATTAACTAACGATTATCTGACGAATGGATACAAGAGCGAGATTGCAAGAGGAAGCCTACTTGATCAGACGGTGCCTAACAAGAAAACGCTTGAAAAGTACATGGCGACGGCTGTTAACGCTAATTTCGAAGGCGCTAAATGGTCGGAGCGTATCTGGAAGAGGCAGGAGCAGTTGCGCAAATTGGTTAAAACGGAAGTGACCAGAGCTCTTATTCGAGGAGAGAACGGTATAACCATCGCTCAGAGAATCCGTAAATACATGGATGTATCACGCACTGACGCTGAACGATTGGCGATCACGGAACATGCTAGAGTTCAAACTTTGGCACAGCAAGATATCATGAAAGAGAATGGCTTCGAGTATTTTAAACTCATGCCAGAATCGAGAGCTTGCGATTATTGCAAACAAGTTGGCCGTGATACCGAGAGGGAACCCGTCCCGGTTGATAAAATGGAGAGCGGGCTAAACGCCCCGCCGATGCACCCGTACTGTCGTTGTGCGGTTGCCGAGGTGTATGTAGAAGATAGCTCTTACTGATCCAGATAAAATAATCAGATTAATGAAATAAATAAAAAAGTCGTAGCAATACGGCTTTTTCTTATGCGCTGATAGCCGTGCTAGCCAAGGGGCTTGGGGGTTCGATGCCTCGTCAGCGCATAGGGCTTAAATTAGCCCTAAATAAACAATACTAGCGTGGCTCGTGGGTAAACACCCTAGACAAGACTAGAGAGGGCGTAGCTAGCCCTTATCGTGGCTTAGAAAGGGGCGCTACTCATGAGACTAGGTAGGAGGAAACTATGGAACAAGATAACACTATCGAGACTAACGGACAACAAGAGAGTCGCCAAGACCAAGGGCAAGGGAATACCTCAACCCCTGCGAGCGACTTCAAAGCGCCTGGTTCTCAATCTGAATTAGATAGCATAATTAACAAAGCGGTACAGACTGCTTTGAGTAACAGGGACAAGGGTGAACAAGAGCGTACAGCTCAAGCAGTAGCCGATGCCTTACAAAAAGAGAAAGATTATGCCAATCTATCAGCTCAAGATAGAGCTAAAAAAGAGTTCGAGGATCAGCAAAAAAGTTTTGAGAAAGAACGTGCTGCGTTCGAGCATGAAAAGCTTGTTGTTGCTGTTGAGAAAGATTTGGTAGCTAAAGGCTTGCCTAGTGCGTTGGCTGAGACATTCGCAATGGCTGGCAACGCTGAGAATGCACTTAAAGCAGTGACTGAGTTCGAAACAGTATTTAATAATGCTGTTGCGGAAGAAGTTAAGAAAACTGTCCGACAAAATGCACCTCAAGCATCAGCGGATGGCATTTCTAACACAGACAATTACGGCTCTCGCTTAGCTCAAAAAGCTGTCCGTTCGTCAGGTAAGATTATCTAGCCAACAATTAGAAAGGATTTTTCATGTCAGTAAAAAAAGTATTTGACACAAGTAACATTCTACGTTCTTTACCTTACAAAGCTGTCACTGCCACAGTTGATAAAAATTTTGCTGGTGTTGACGTAGACGGCAAGAAGTACATTAAAGCTGGTACTTTAGTAGCTGGTAAAGGCGGGTCAATTTTCGATGACCGCTCTAAACCAGTAGAAGAGAACAAGACGGCACCAGAAGGAATCGTTCTATACGATGCAGACTTGTCTGTTGATAAAACAGTGTCTGTTTTGTACGCTGGTGAGGTTTGGAAAGAAGCGGTTAACGGTGGTACAGTTGACGACGCTATTAAAACAGCGTTGCCACTCGTTAAATTTATTGCAGGAAAAGGAGGCAATGCTTAATGGGTCTTATTTATGACACGGTAACAGCATCTAATATCGCTGGATATTTCAACACATCACAATTAGATGTGGATTCTACGCTTGGAGAACGCATTTTCCCTGCACGAAAACAACTTGGGACTAAATTGTCTTACATCAAAGGTTCTTCAGGACGTGCGGTTGTCTTGAAGCCAGCAGCATTCGATACTAATGTCACTATTCGTGAGCGTGTGGACGCTGAAATCCATGACGAACAAATGCCATTCTTCAAAGAAGCTATGTTGGTCAAAGAAGCTGACCGTCAACAACTCAACTTAATCGCTGGATCTAACAACACTGGTTTGATTGAGACTATCACACAAGGCATTTTCAATGACGAAATGACACTTATCCAAGGTGCCCGTGCTCGTTTGGAATCTATGCGCATGCAAGCTCTCGCAACTGGTAAGATTGCGTTTGTCAATGAAGGAAAAAATGTTGATATTGACTATGGCGTTAAAGACGACCACAAGAAAACAGTTGCAAAAGACTGGACGCAAGCAACAGCAACACCTCTTGCGGACCTCGAAGAAGCAATCGAAACAGCTCAAAGCCTTGGCTTGATGCCAGAAATTGCTATCATGAATGCCAAAACGTTTAGCTTGATTCGTAAATCAGAATCTACGGTCAAAATCATCAAGCCTCTTGCAGCTTCAGGAACAACAGTTACCAAAGCCGAGGTTGAAGCGTATATTTTGGATAATTACGGTGTTACAGTTCTTTTGGAAAACGGCACATATCGAAATGACAAAGGAGAGATTAGCAAATTCTATCCAGACGGTCATTTGACTTTGGTTCCAAACGGTTCATTGGGTTCTACTGTTTTCGGTACAACTCCAGAAGAGTCAGATTTGCAGTCTGGGGACACTCCAGGAGCTCAAGTTGAAGTGGTTGACCAAGGTATTGCAATTACAACTACTAAAACAACTGATCCAGTCAACGTCCAAACCAAAGTATCGATGATTGCGTTGCCTTCATTCGAACGTTTGGATGACTGTTATATGCTTACTGTCATTCCAGTAGCGTAGTTTGAAAGGAGTAGCTATGACTAAAGTTTTAAAAGCGTTTCAGGATAAAACCGACGGCATCATTTACTACGCTGGTGACGATTATGCCGGTGAACGTGTCGAAGAGCTTGCTGAAGCAGGTTTCCTTGAAGCTGAAGCTGAAGAGAAACCAAAAAAAGCAAGTCGCAAAAAAACGACAGATAACACTGAAGAGTGAGGAGGTCTAGCATGGCTGAATTAGATCGAGAAAAGGTCCTAGATAATGTCATGCTGGACCTTGAGATTTCAAAAGATGACGACGATAGCATTGACCTCTTAAGGGTATTGCTAAACAGAGTAATTAGTCATTTCAAAGCAGAATATGCCGTTGTCAATATTGACGATGGTTTTTCTTTTATCTTTGAGGATTGCGTGATTAAACGTTTCAATCGTCGAGGAGCTGAAGGGGCTAAAACCGAGACAGTAGACGGTCATTCAATGTCTTATTACGACAACGAGAACGAATTCAAGCCGTATGACGATATGCTTCAAAGAACATTCGGAACCTCTGGACAATCGAAGGAAGGGAGCGTGTTATTTCTATGAGATACACAGATACAGTGATACTCAAATATCAAAACGATAAGACACCGAAACGATACGATCCTGCCCTAGGTCGCATGGTTGGAGGGGAAGAGTGGCGCAAAGAGGTTAAGTGCAATGTGACCGGTGCAAGCTTAGACCTTCAAGCTAAGCTGGGAGGTTTGCTAAATGCTACGAGCTTAGTCATTCGTTTCAGAAGCCCTGTGACAGTATCCGTGACTTCCGTTGAATATCACGGCAGTAAATACGTTCCAGTAACTGCTAGAGGATATCTAGCTGGAAGGAGTGTTTTGTACGTTAATAAGGCGGTGAAGTAATATGGCTACGCTTACGTTTTATGGACTAGATGAAATGAGCCAATCTTTGTTAAAAAATGCCAATCCAGAACGTCGACAACGAGTTTTAAAAAAATACGGCAGTAAATTAAAAGAGAACGCAATTAGCAAGGCAGAGTTCAAAGGTAAATATACCCACGGGACTACACGACAGTCAATTACTCTCACGGTCGGTGGTGACAGGGCTGTCGTAAAAGCGCACACAAAATATTCTGGATACCTCGAAGTCGGTACTCGGAAGATGGCAGCACAGCCTTTCATGGCTCCTGCATTAGAAGCGACCGTCCCTGGAATGGTCGATGAATTAGCTAAATGGGAGTAAATATGAAACAACCAGACCAATTACTACATGACGAACTCTTCCGAATTAGTGAAGGACTCGGTTTCGCTACTTACCCTTATCTTCCGTCAGACAGCGCATCTTATCCATTTGTGGTTATGGGCGAGATTCAAACATTGCCCAGAGCTACAAAGTCACGCTTAATAGGTCGCTTGTCGTCAACTGTCCATGTTTGGGGGCGAGTAGACGACCGCAAACAGTTATCTGATATGGCTGGGCAGTTATTGTCCAGCTATTTTGCTATCAAAAATATCGATGGGATGCACTTCTCGGCGGAAGTCAATGAGTCGTCAATTGATTCTAACCGTGATAACAGCACTGACGAAGAGCTTTATCACTTCATTATTTATTTATTTTACAAATTCTATTAAGGAGGAAAAGCATGGCTGATACAAATGTAAAAGAAGCACAGCTAGGTAAGAATAAAATCTTGATGTTCCGTAAATATGGGGACACGAAAGCAGCAGCTAAATTGGCACTGCAAACAGAACATAAGTGGGAATATTCCCGTGATGCTGACACAACTAAAACCAAGGATGGTGCGGTTGTTGCCGATGGTGGTCTAGAAACAACCTTGTCAATCAACGCAATCGGGACTAAGGACGAAGTCAATGAAATGTTGAAACAGTCAGTAGTTGATGGATTCAAGGTCGAAGTTTGGGAAATCGATTTAACTGATAAGAAAACAAATGGAAAATTCGGCGCACTCTATGCAATCGGTCGCTTGTCTTCATGGGAAGTCCCAGCGAATGTTGAAGAGCTCGTAGAGATTGAATCTGAAATGTCTGTTGAAGGCAAGCCACAAGCTGGTGAAGCAACCTTGTCTGACGAGCAAATCAGAGAGATCCAATATACTTTCCAAGACACTACTGCTATCACTGGACATTGATAATTAAAACAGTTAGCGAGGGTTTCCCTCGCTTTTTATTTTTGAAAGGAAAATTAAAACATGAACACTATCACAATTAATGACAAAGACTATACTTTGAATTTTGGATTTGACTTCTTGCGAGTGCTCGACGAGCGCTATTCAATCAATCAAAACGGTGTAGCGTTTGGTTTTGGTGTACAGCATGCAGTGGTTGATTTGCAACAAAAGAACCCACTTGTTCTGCTAGACCTCATTCAAGCTGGAACTGCTACAGAACGTCAAAAACCATCTGTAGAAGGGATTGAACGTTTCGTTGAACGTGAGGCTGAAAATGGGCGATTGGATAACTTGTTCGAGGATTTTTTCTCGCAATTGCAGAAGCAACCATTGACACGAGAAACAGCCAAACGAATGTTAGAGGCTCAAGAAGAAGCTTAGAGAACGCCAAGAGTTCAAAAGAGACCTACGAAGATTTAATCACCAATTGCATGGCTAGGTATGGAACAACACTCATAGAAGCTAGACGGATGACGCTGAATGAGTTGAGGCTGTATCAAAAAGCCTATGCAAAAATATCTATCCAAGAAGAGAAGAAACTTTATTTGCAAGCCTTCTTAAATCGTAGTGTCAAGGCCACAAGCAAGGGTGGTAAGAAGTATGTCTTCAAGGAATTTAAAGATTTTTATGATGAAGAGCGTCGTGAAAAAGAACTTCTTGGGGATCATGAAAAAGACAATAGGCATCTTATCCAGATAGCTAGACGAAATTTGGCGTTCAAAAGAGAGGAGGGGTTGTTAGATGGCTGATAAAACATTCAATGTAAGGGCAATACTGTCAGCACAAGATAACGGCTTATCTAGCGCCCTGAAGAACGCCCAAAAGCAAGCCGAATCACTCGGTAAGAGTAGCAAGGGCTTAGGCTCAATGTTTAAAAGTGTACTCGGTGCTAACCTTGTTAGTGCTGGGATCACTAAGGGCATTGGTGCTATAACAAGTGGCATCGGTGGTATGATGACCGAGCTTAACAACTCAACGAAGGCTTGGAAAACATTCGATGGGAGCTTAAGCCAGCTAGGTTGGGGGCAAACAGAAATTGCGTCAGCCAAAAAGGCTATGCAAAGCTATGCAACACAGACAATTTATTCTGCCTCTGACATGGGTACTACATTCTCTCAGATGGCCGCAATCGGTCGTAGCGATGCTGGAGATTTGGTAAAAGCTATGGGTGGTCTTGCCGCTTCTGCTGAAAATCCTAAACAGGCAATGAAGACACTGAGCCAACAAATGGTTCAAGCGATGACTAAGCCTAAGATCCAATGGCAAGACTTCAAGCTGATGATGGAACAGTCACCAGCAGGTATGGCTGCCGTCGCTAGAGAGATGGGAATGTCTCTTGATGATCTTGTAAGCAAAATTCAAAACGGTGAAATTAAGACTGAAGACTTTGCAGAGGCCTTTAAACGGGCTGGCGATTCTATGCAGAGCTTGGCTACTAGGTACAAATCTGTAGACGAAGCCGTTGACGGGCTCTACGAAGCGGTTTCAACCAAATTGCAACCAGTTTTTGAACAGCTTAGCAACAAGGCAATCAGAGGAATCGAGGGTATCATTGACGCTCTTGGCAAAATTGATGAACAATCGATTCAGAAGTTCGCAAACGGACTCGATAAAGCAATTGACCAAGTTGTAAAAGGGGTCAGCCAAACCGTTCAATCGTTTTGGAAAGGCTTTAGTAATACAGGAGCCATCAAGGGTTTAGCAAATGCGTTTAAGTATGTTTCTACCCAAGCTAAAGCGGCACTAAAAGCCATAGATTTCAAGGGTATATTTCAAGGGCTAGGTACTGGCGTTGGCGACATTGTTAGTGGGCTATCAAGAGGCTTAACAATCGCTACTAGGTCTGTTAAGAGCTTCATCAGCTCGTTCTCGGACACTGGCGCATTCAAAGCTTTTAAATCAGCGATAGAAGATACTTGGGGAGCTGTTAAAACCATTGGGGCTTCAATTGGTAATGTGTTTAGTAGTTCTGAGATGCAGACGATTATCTCAGCGCTAGGGACAGCGTTTGGAACATTAACAAAATGGATATCTCAAGCTGTTTCAGCGGTATCTAAGTTTGTAAGTTCTATTCCTAAAGGCGTGCTCAATGGCATCACTAGTGGCATTTTGGCCATGGTGGCAGGTTTCATGACTGCCAAGGCTGGGCTTTCAGTGTTTGATACTGCTATGCGAGGCCTGAACTGGATTAAGTCATTCAATCCGTTTAGTGCCTTTAAAAATAAAGCCACTGAGGGGCTTAACGGAGCTACAAACAGCGTTAAACGTTCTAAGTCAACGATTACTCAGCTATTTAGTGGGATATCCAATGTAATCAAATCATCCGGAAACGCAATCAAAGGAATCTTGACAGCTATATTCAAAGGTATAGCTGAAACTTACAAAGGTTTCGGGCAAGGTCTAAAATTCGCCTTGCAAGGTCTCAAGGGGTTAAGTTCGGCTCAGATACTATCGTTTGCGACTGGTGTCGCTATCGCAGCAGTCGGAATTGGTGCAGGTATTGCCATTATCGTTGCTTCATTTACGCTATTAGCCACTCAATCCCAAGGTGTTTCGCAAATCCTAAATGCTCTAGGTTCAGCATTTAGCACTGTTGTGCAAGGCATTGGCAAGGCAGCTGGAACAGTAATTGAAGCATTTGGTACTGCATTTGGCATCGTCGTTAAGGCAGTCGGTGAAGCAGCACCAGGACTGGCCAAACTTTCACCATTGGTTGAAGCTATCGGTACTGCTATTGGCAATGCGGCACCAGCCATTACAGCATTTGGTAATGCTTGGACTTCCGTTCTAGGAACATTGCCAGCTATCATCAATGCTTTCAGTGGTTTAGCTACTGCTCTAGGTTCTGCAATCAGTGAAATAGCCACAGCAATTACTCCGATTGTTCAAATCATTGGAAATACAATGACAGCTATAGCTCAGATAATTTCAGACACAATTATAGCCATCGCACCTATCATTACGGATTGTATCGTTCAAGTTGCTCAAGTAGTTGGTCAATTTGGACCACAAATTGCAATGGTAATCAATGAGATTGCCGGAGCTATTTCTGCAGTAGCGCCAATTTTCCAAACACTCTACGAGTCAATTGTTGCAGTGGTTCAGGCATTGGCCCCAGTTTTAAGCGAATTGATCCAAGGCATTGTGACAGTGGTTCAAACATTGGCACCTATCTTACAATCTATCATCGATGGCATTGTTGCTATCATCGGACAGATTGTGCCTATCATTACAGCAATCGGTAGTGTGATTAGCGCTGCATTCTCTGGAATTGCTTCGGTTGTATCAGCGGCAGGAATGGCAATCGCTACGGCTGCAATGGGTATCGGAACTGCTATTAGTACGGCTCTAAGTGGTGTGGCAAGTATTATCAGTGCTACGGGTTCAGCCATTGGTGTAGCCTTGCAGGGCATTGCTAGCGTGGTTCAATCAGTCGGAACGTCAATCAGTACAGCGGCGCAAGGTATCGGTGACGGTATCAAGTCAGCATTTGAAGGCATTTCAAGCGTGATCACATCAGCAGGAAGTGCAATCAGTAGTGTATTGAATAGCTTGGCTAACGTGTTCAATTCGATTGGTACGGCAGCGCAGAAAGCAGGGTCTGGTTTCAACCAACTTGCAAATGGTGTGGTTAAGATTACCAATACCAATCTCGGTGACATGGCTGCATCTCTTGCGGCAGTTGCTAAAGGTGTTGGCTCAATCGGTAACAATTCGGCTGGGTTGGCGCAAGCTGGCACTGGCATGACTCAGCTTGGTAATGGTATGAGCAAGGTGTCTAGCTCGGCTTCTAGCGCTGTTGCAGGTTTAAGTCGTTTCTCAAGCACGATTACAAGTATTCAATCGTCGTTCACTAACCTGCAATCACTATTGACTACAGCAGGAACAGCATTTAGCACGTTCTCTAGCCAAGCTAGTCAATCGCTCAGTGGTCTAACTGCAATTGTGGGGCCTATCACAGCCTTCAGAACACAGATCATGACACTTGCGCCAGCATTGATGCAAGCTGCTACTGGATTAACTCAATTTAGTGCAGTTTCAACGCCGTTAACTTCTAGCATGACTTCAGTTAATGCAAGTATGACTACATTGACTGCTAGTCTAACCAATCTCGCTAGTCAATTAACAATGATTACTACTGGCATGTCTACAATGGCATCAAGCACGACTATGCTAGGCACTAGCCTAACTCTCATAGGTACTCAATTCACTATGATTGGTACCTCTTTGACCATGCTTAATAGCCAATTTACGACCTTCACAACTGCATTGTCTACAATCAACAGTCAACTCTTGGTAGCTACATCGGGTGTGACAATGTTTGAGGCACAATTCACAGCGCTTGGGACAATTTTGTCTATGCTCAATAGCCAATTAACAATGGTTGGGGCATCTATTCAAGCGGTGACTACACAATTCACTGCAATGAACGCCAGTCTCACTGCTGTTGGTGCTACAGTTGAACTGATTAGTAGTCAATTTACTATGGTAATTGCGAGTGTTATGCAGTTGACCGCTTCAATTGCTTTGATCCCAACGCAATTCAGCTTGGTTGCGTCAAGTGCCACTATGGCTACGACTGCCATTATGCAAATTGGAACGTTAGCACCGTTGATTGGTGTAGCGATGAATAACGCAGCGGCACAAGTGCAATCAGCAATGCAAAGAATGGCGCAAGCTGTTCAATCGAATGGTCAGCGAATGATTCAGATGGGTCAACAGGCTGGTCAACAAACTGGACAAGCTATTGCTCAAGGGATCCAATCGGCAATTGGCGCTGTATCTTCAGCAATGGGTGCACTAGTTAATGCAGCACAAGCCCGTGCCATGGCTGGTGTAGGTGCTATGCGAGCAGCAGGGGCAATGATTGGGCAAGGTTTGGCCGCCGGTATGATGTCTGCTCTTGGTGCGGTAACGGCTGCTGCTAACGCCCTTGTGGCTCAAGCAGAGCGTGCAGCTCAGGCAAAAGCTAGAATCCATTCACCATCACGACTATTCCGTGATGAAGTCGGTATCTACATTGGCCAAGGTATGGCTGTAGGTATTGATAGAAGCATAAAATTTGTCAAAGATTCGATTAAAGAAATGATTGATGTGGCTAGTGAGTACGCAATAGATTCTAGAGATCTATTCAAAGACAACGACTTGTTTGATGGTTTTGGTGGTGGTTTAATTCGTGGTAGCGTTGATTTGTCAGTTCGAGATGATAGTAGAATGGACCGTCTCGAACAAGCAATGGATATCATCACTGAACTAATCGGTCGTCCAATCTCATTGAGTGTCGATGGTCGAGAGTTTGCGTATGCAACCGGTGACGATTTAACTTCGTACCAAAAAGACAAAGATTTCACTTACAAACGCATGAGAGGTATTAAATAATGGCTGTGTTTCAATTTAACGGATATGATTTGAACGATTACTTTAAACTAATCAAAGTGTCGCACGAAATTGGGAACGAACACAACATAACGACGGATTCAGCCCCTAAAATCGGGGTCAACATTCAACAGGTTGCGTTTGGCGCAAAAAAAATCAAGCTGACAGCAAGCTTGGCGACAAGACATCTTGAAGATATTGCCTTTGTAGACCCCAACGAGCCAGCCAAAGTTGATAACGGCATGTTTTATCGTGTAAGAGAACAAGCGGCTAGAGTGTTGCACTCTGATAAACCCGTTAAGTTGAGATTGCCAGACGAACCAGACAGATACTATTTAGCCATAGTAAAAGGGGATGTTAGTTTAAAAGGCATTTCCGACTGGTATGACCAAGCTGAAATTGAATTCATGGTCCCAGATGGAGTCGCACATTCAACTACATATCGAAGTTTCGAAACCCCTAAAACAGAAAACGGCAAACTAGTATTTGACCTTGTCAACGACGGATCAGTTGATGCGCATCCGATAATTACAGTGAAGCACAATAGTGAGAATGGCTATATCGGATTAGTTAACAGTAGCGGTATTTTAGAGCTTGGTGACAGGCAAAAAGGGGATACAGAGACTTACAAGCAGTCAGAGGTCTTGTTTGATTACGCTTCATCTAATGGACAACACAGAATCCCTAACGGATTGTCACAAGGTTTGAAAAATGTTGGTATCACGAACGATATCAACGATACCAGACCAAACGGCACGCTTTACATCGACAATGCTTGGGGTCGCCCTCACATTGCGTTGCAGAGCGGCCAGACAGCATCAGTTACATTTGATATCCCAAGGGATTCTAGCGGTGTAAAAGGTGCTCTGTACGAGTATTTCTGGTGGAGGCAAATTTTTTGGCTAGGCTCTGCAGATCAGATGGGTTATTTGAAAATTAGTGTCACAGATGCAAGTGGCACTTTTTTGTATGGCGTCGAAACCTACAAACGTGGTAGCGGTCTGGGTTGTGAATACAACTTTTTAGCCAGCGATGGCAGGGGAGGCTACCGTTTTGTTGACAGAAAGCAGTTTCTAGGGACACACATAGAAGAGCACAACCCATTTAACGAACCTAGAGGGTGGTCAGACATCCAAAGGTTTGACGATGTCGTCCAATTTTACTGGTGGGGGTCTTACCCTAGATATACCATTCCTGAAATCAAAGGTAAGAAATCGGATAAAATCCACATTATCTTCAGCAAAATCGGGAACGCACCGCAAGTTAGCCACATGTACTTAGATGATTTTATTTATCGCAAAGACTATGTCGTAGGGGTCCGGAAAGTTCCCAATCGATATAGGGCCGGTGGAGAAGTTGTGATAAACAGCGAGAACGACACTGTACTAGTAGATAATATTTCGAAAATCGTTGATGTTGTGCAAGGTTCTGATTTCATCACAATTCCTCCTGGCAAGTCTCAACTCGAAGTTTATTGCTCAAGGTGGGTCACGAACAGGCCCTCTGTGTCCGTTAAATTTGAAGAAAGGTATTTGTAATGCTATTAACGATTCACGATGCCAACTTACAAAAGATTGGCTTCATTGATAACGAAAAACAAGAAACGTTAAACTTCTACGACGATGCTTGGACTCGCAATCTTGAGACGGCATCTAGCACATTCGAATTTACCGTTTCAAAAAAGGAATTGCTGAGCGATACAGCAAACCAACCGCTTTACAATCAACTAAACGAGCGCTCTTTCATTTCGTTCAAACACAATGGTCAAACGTACTTGTTTAATATTATGAAGGTTGAGGAAAACGAGCGATGGGTGAGATGCTATTGCGAGAACCTGAATCTTGAGTTGATAAATGAATACACGAATGCTTACAAGGCTGACAAAGCTATGTCATTTGCAGAATACCTCAATGCATTTGATATCCCTCAGTTTGCGATGGTAACGCTCGGTGTCAATGAGGTCTCTGACCAGAAAAAAACGCTTGAATGGGAAGGGCAAGACACGAAATTAGCAAGGCTATTGAGTTTAGCTAATAAATTTAATGCTGAAGTTGAATTTGTGACTAGACTTAATGACGACAGCTCTATTAAACAACTCGTCCTGAACGTTTACCATCAAGCGGACGATTCGCATACTGGTGTAGGTCGAATTCGTAGCGACATTCGTTTGACGTTTGAAAAAAATATCAAATCGATGACGAGAAAGGTTGATAAAACCGAAATCTATACGATGATTGTCCCGTACGGTAAGGCAAAAGAGCAACCTGAGAACGGCCCTGAAGTGCGAGTCTATATCAATGGTCTCCCGGCTTGGGAGGAAAAGAATGACAAAGGGATTGTTATCTTCAAACAAGAGGGCAATTGTCTCTATGCCCCTCATGCAGCTAATTTGTACCCTTCGACTTTTGGGGCTTCGACTCAAGATAATAAGTGGATTCGAAAGGATTTAGAAGTTGACAGTGATGATCCAAAAGTTATCCGTGCTGCAGGGATTGCGAATTTGCGAAAAAATGCCTACCCAGCTATCACTTACGAAGTTGATGGGTTCGTTGATGTTGAGATTGGGGATACTATCACCATTCACGACAAGGGCTTTGTCCCATCACTCGACGTAAGAGCTCGTGCTATTGAGCAAAAGATTAGCTTTAGCAACCCAGCAAATAACACAACGGCTTTTGGTAATTTCAAAGAGCTTGAAAATAGAACGTCGGGAGACCTTAGAACCGTCTTCGAACGAATGGTTGAAAACAGTAGGCCTTACAGAATCCTTTTTTCGACAGATAACGGTGTTATTTTTAAAAACAATACAGGACAGTCAACGCTACGTCCAACGTTAAAACGAGGAAATCAGACGGTTAACGCAACTTATCGATTTGTAATTGATGGCTCTATTGTTGGAGCTGGACTGACTTACACAGTGAGTGCAAGCGAGATTAATAAACCAACTGTGATAACGGTATCTGCTTGGGTAGATAATAAGGAAGTAGCTTCGGAAGAGGTTACTTTTTTAAATGTCTCCGATGGCCGAAATGGTG